GAAGCACTATTTAATACCGTGCCTACGTTACCTGTTGCAGCATTGCCATTTTCTGTTGGGTTGTTTGTCTCTGTGACGTTCCCAACAGCACCCGAGGCCGATACGCCAGACAAAGCAACAGAGCGGGAAGGTGTTACTGTACCTACGTTACCTGTGGCTAAGTTGCCGTTTTCTGTTGGATTGTTTGTCTCTGTAACTGTCCCAACAGCACCTGAAGCTGAAACACCGGTAAGCGCGACTGTGTTTGTCTCTGTAACTGTCCCAACAGCCCCAGACGCAAAAACGCCAGACAGAGCAACCGTAGTAGTTGCTGTTACAGAACCAACATTCCCAGTCGCCGATACGCCTGTTAGAGCAGCGCTAACAGCCGCACTTTCACCAAGAGCAGAAAATGGTGCCTGAGAAAATGCGGAGATACCAAACATGGTCTACGGCCTACGCCGCCTCCGCATTAAGTTGTTGCTAAGCGAATAAGTGCTGTGGTTGTGGTGTTTGACGGCATGGTCAGAGTGAACGTGCCTGCCGTAATGGTCTGTGAGCCAAACGTGTGGACACTGATAGCCTTGTTGCTCTGAGTGGAGTTGTAAATCAACACAGTGTCAAACGCCGTTGCCAAAGTCACAGTGGTATAGGTAAGTGACCCTGAAGGCGTAAAAAACGCCACACCAGCAGTTGCAGAAGCGTTGGTCGAAGTTGGAGCCGTGGCATTTGTTACCGTCACTCCGCCAGCGGTATAACCCGTACCAGACACTTCACCAGTAGCAGAATATGCCGTGGTTGATGCGTTGTAAGTGGCTGAAACCAAGTACAAAGCCGCTTTGAGCGTATCTGTAGTGGGCGCAGTCAAACTGCCGCGAGACACAATAGTTGAAGTGCCAAGCTGGTGTTGACCAAGCATAAGCTCGCTCATGAAAGAAGTACACATTGATTGAGTATTAGCCATGATATTTCCTTTATGTTAAAGAAGCGGTTTCGCCACCGGCAAAAGTGGGCGGTTTCTTCAAAGTCACATGTGCAGAGCGGTGGACAAGCTCTTCACCGTCCCAATACTCAACCCATGTCGTTGATTCATTGTCATTATCGACTGTACCCTCTCGCTTTTCAAGCAAAGAATCGTCCATGTCGCCTTTGGTTGTGGTTACAAGTGCCATTACGCTATCCTTATAATTGCTGATGTGTTTGATACAGCGGGGAACTGTACCGTGAATGTTGTGGTTGAAGTCTTGTCTGCGCCAAAGTCTAGCACGCAAACCGCTGGGTTGCCACCCCCACTCTGGTAAATCAAAGCTCCCCGAGCCGTAATAGCGCCGCTCCAGACTGCATTGTCAAAGGAGATGTACGCTGTATTGCCTGAGTTGCCTACCGTTGGAGTCTGTGCAATCGTAAGAGCAAGACCACCAGCCGTGTACCCTGTATCCACAACTTCGCCCGTAGCTGTATAAGCCGTGGTAGAGGCATCAAGCGTGGCTGCATTAGTGTACAGAGCCATGTAGAACGTGCCAGACGTAAAGTTGAACGTCCCATCCATCAGCCCTGTTTTGAACGTGTTGCAAGCAAAGTTTCCTGTGAAAGCCATTATTTAACCCCAGTATTCTGAGGTAACGGAGCCACACGCGTTTGACCGCTACGGTATGCGTCACTGCGCTCCATCCCGTTTCCAAGACGAATGGCCAGACCAAGGGCTTCTTTGTATTTGGCATCGTATCCCAGCATGATGTCAGGCTCGCCCTTCATGTAGGTGTAAGCCTCCACCAAAGAACCATACAGCAATACAGTGTCAAAGTTATCGCCCAACCATGTTGTGGATGCGGTAACAATGGACTCAGGGTAATAGTAATAGTGAAGTTCAACGCTGTACCCGGCATCCGGTGTTGGGCCAAGAATGAACGACAGTTCGTTGGAGATAACACTTGCCGTTACCGTCGGGCCAAACAAAGCATAGTATTTTGGAATGGCGGTGTCTGTTGGTGTGGGGTACGCCTGACGGATGAAGTTCACATCCTTGTTTAACAGGTACTCATAAGCGCCATCCGCATCAATAACAGCCATTGAGTACGTAGCCAAGAAATCATCTGGGCAAGACAAGTACTTATTGCCGCTTGTGGTTGTACCCGTGACATTCTTGCGAATGGAAGGAAACTGAACCGTGTTGTAAATGCGCTGCTCCGCCTGATCTATGAACGTGTTCATAGGGGTAGGATCAGTTGAATAGTTAAAACTATTCTCAGTGTAATCCTGAATCGCAATTACAAGCTGGGCGTAGTTCATGCCATCGGGCCTCTTGCGTATAGACCTTTAGTCGCAGCGCCAGTACCACGGACTTTGATACCGTCGGTTTTGACTTGCTTGTCACCAGCGTTTTTGCTGATATTGCCAACAGACATGTTGACGGTATCTGCTTTGCTGCGGTTTGGTTCTTTGCCGGGGTTGGACTCAATGCCCACAGCCTTACCCGACATATTGTGTGGTTGTGCATAGACGCTGGCACCGCCAACTTCTTTGCCGTCTTGTTTCATGCTGAATTTAGCCATTATTTGCCTCTCTGATTTGCAACTTTAGCCATACCACGACCCATGCTCATCATCATCTCATTGGTCTTACCGCCTTTGGCCAACTTAGTCATTGGCTTGCCGGGATGCAGCTTCTTTTCGTGCTTATGCACTGCGCCAGCAACCATCTTTTTGTCCTGTTTTAAGTCCGCTTTGTCCATGATCGACTCCTTATGTCGTTGCTACCGTAACTGTACCAATTTCCACTGCCATTGCCAAATTATTTGGGGTCAGAACAGCATCAAAACCGGCGGCACCCCCAACTGGGTTCCACCCCCACTGAAACACGCGGCTACCACCGCCTAACTCCCCGTCTGCCAGCAAGCCAGAGACGGTGTAGCTCAGGTCAGGACGCGGATCACGCACCCCTTGTGGGTCATCCACTGGGTACATACCCAGTTGAAGTTGAGGATGATCTGGATCCCAACACTGAGGGCACACTTTCAAGTCGTATGTCTTGGTTTTGACAACGAGCTTTTTAAGTAACGTCAGTTTGTACCCAAAGCCACATCGGTCGCATATAGCAATTGAATTTTTGCCACTGGCAAACCGATTTCCCATTATCCACCCCCAATGAACATCTGGCGAGGCACAAGCCGCAAGGCTGCGCGTTCCTGATCCTCATCTGCCGCCGTCATCCACGCCTCGTCATACTGCGCTTTAAGCACCACCAGCCTATCCATGCCACCCGGAACTTTTAAAGCTATGTAGTAGGCCAATCCAGCCACCATACAGGGAATAAAACGGAATGGTACATCCATGACGTTCACACCACTGCCAGCATCCTGCACCCGACGCATGCGCCAGTACACGAACTGATAGGTCTGGGAGCCATCAGGAGTTGGCCAGACAGTGATTCGGGGAAGGTTGGGAACGAAAGCAGCTACGCCAGCGGTGTGGGCTGCGGCGGTTGTGTAGTTCTGGGCACGGAAACAGTCGCCCAAGTCGTTGCCGTTTACGAATGTGTAGTAAATCGTCTCGCTGTCCAGCGTGATGTAGCCTGATGTGGCCAGACCAACGGTGCTGGAGAGAGTAATTGTGGTGTCTGTGGACGTGATGGTGGTTGCCAAAGTCACGCCAGACGGTGCGTTCTGGCCGTCCAGACGCTGATACCAGACCTGAATTGGTCTGGCTTGGGTCAATTTATTGGGAATGGTCGCGTAGGTGGACACGCTAATGCGTGTGATTGTCAAATCTGACTGGGTGGAAGCCACGTTTGCGTTAGTTCGGATCACATGATCCAACAAATCCACCGTATCGGTAGGAATGGCGTAGGTATTCAACCCCTGCTCAAAGGTAATTGTGCCCTGCTCGAACGTCCACATGTTGATGCCACGGTTTGCCCAGTCAGCAAACAGTAAGTTCAATGATCGCCGTGCAGTTCTTAAGTCATAACCCGTGCGCATCTCTGAACCAGCACGCTCAAAAGCTTCCTCAACCAGTTCGGTGAGGTCTAAATTAAAGCCTGCTGATCCAGAGGTGTTCGCCATTATCTAAATCCTGCCGTTTTCTTCGCTATGCCTTTGGGCTGGGCCACAAACTGCTTACCCGCCGCCTTACCCTTGCGCTTGGCCTTGGTTGTTGCAGCATACTCTGCTGGTGACAACGACTTGATAGCCGCTTCTGGCAAATACCGTTCACCGGTTTTGCTGGAAGGCTTCCCTGACTTGGTACGCCACTTCTGGTCGCCCCAGTTTTTTAAGGACTGTTGCGGCGCTTTCAATCTCGGTAACCCCCGCCAGCAGCCTTGTATTTCTTGGCTACCAACTGAGCTTTCCTTGCTGACCATTGCCCTGCGCTAGTACCTTGGGTTGCTGCTGACTTTACTTGGGCCACAATCTTCTTACGAAGACTGGGCTTTGTGTAATTACCAGCAGCATTGACTTTGCCACCCTCTGCGTACATGGCGACTTTGTTCGGATCATCCTTGCGTTTGATCGTCTTCTTACCCGGCATCTTTGACGGGTTAATGTCGCCCATGCCGCGTGAGGGTCTCATCTCAGCACATCTTTCCGCCGGACTTCATCTTAATCATCTTGCCTTTGGTTTTACCCTTGGACTCAATACCACCACCCTTGGCATAAGCCATGCCACCAGCAGCCATCTTCTTCATTGGCATTTCTTTTTTGCCTTTTGCCATTTCTTTTTTCTTGGCAATCATTTCCATGAAAGGGTTTGCTTTAGCCATATCACCACCTCTTTTAAAAGTTTTGCCTTTGTCGGCAGTTGAAAAATCCTTGCCCACAGACTGCGGGACTCCCACCTTCTTGGCAAACTTCGGGTTATTAGCCACCGCTGCCATGAAATTGTGTTGCTTGGCGCTACTACTCGGCATCGTCTTTCTTACGATTCAACAATTTCTTCACTGTCTCGGTTTCGTAAATGCGGATTGCCACCCAAACAATACTGAGAATTGCAGATAAGGCGGGTAAGAATTCCACAAGTGTTCCTATGACGGTGAGAAGGGACGCACCATCAAGGGCATACTTCAAAGTTTCTTGGTTTTGTTCGTTCATACAAATCTGCCTTTTGTTTTGCCTTTGACAGCGCAGCCGTCTGCACGGCTAGAGGCTGAACCGCCTTTGGCCATACCTTTACCGGAAAGAATTGCACCCATACCACTAGCGCCGGAGGGCATTGTTTTTGGTATGTACTTGCGATCTGCGGAGGCGGGAGCATCTACATCCATATTCGCTGCTTCCCCGTATTGTTTAACGGCGTCGGCGTTTTCTGGCGACCCCCGCGGGAATCCGACATCGGCCATTCTTTTCTCAAGCTGCTCATAAGACACTTTACGTTTTGCCATGATTTTTCCTCAACATTTCCATCTTGCTAAAGAAGCCGCCTTGCGGGTGGGCTTACCTTTTTCATCTTTCATTGGCCCCGGCATACCAGACATACGAGCACAGAACGACTTCTTACGTGCACCGCCTCCGGGCTGTGGAGCCTTCAGGTTGCTTCCTGTTGCTGCGTTGTACTTGGCACGGCCTTTGGCAGTCAAACCCGCCCCCTGCTTAACAGGAAGCTTCTCACCACGACCAACTGAGAGAACCGGGCCTTTTTTCTTAGCCATAAAAAATTGTGACTGAACCTATGCTCGTCACATCCGCATAAATATTGGTGCTAAACAACACACCTTCACCCGGAAATATCAAGTATGTGGGCTGCGTAACAGAACCTACCGTATTCAAGGTCATAAGGGTTGTCCCGCTTACACCGCCATCCTTGAACACAACACTGCCAGCAGTGGCTGCGGGGATTATGTAAACAGCCTTAATCCTTGCGCGGGTTATGGTGACACTTGCTTGGTTTGTAAATTGTCCGTCGGCAGTTAATACTTGACTGGCTAGAACGTCAGTTTGCATGCTCATAATCAAACTCCTTATTTAACAGGGGCCGAAGCCCCGTTGGGTTGATTAGGTTGTCGAGAACGGTGTTGCAACAGTACCTGAACCGTTAACAGTGCCGGTAACCATGTAGCAGTTTGCAGCGACAGCAACAATTTCGATGAATGTGCCAGCAACGCCACCAGTAGTTCCACCGTTCAAGTTGATGAAGTCAAATGCGTCTGCGGCCAAAGCGTTGTACGCCACAAGCGCATCAGATGTATCAGTGTCAACACCAAACAAAGAGCCAATGAACAGATCTGTTCCGTCAGTGGTAATCTTCAATGAGCTTGTGGTGATGGTAGTGGGAACCCAAATTGTGTAACGCACACCTTCGTTGTTCAGGGTGTTGGGATCTTCACCGGGGCCTGAAGTTGTTGGGTTTGTTGATACGTTGATTGTGGGCAACGTCAAAGTTGTGGTAGCTGCCAAAGCGCCACCAACAGAAATAATGCGACCGCCGTGGTCAACGGGGTTAAGCGTGGTAGACGAAGTTATTGCTATAACAGCGCCGGGGCCTTGTTGATAGATGCCGCCAAGCGAACGGACTGGGCCTTGAAACGTAGTGCGTGCCATGATTTTTCCTTACATGCAAGTTAGGCGTATCTGTCTGCATGTCGTCAGCCGGGACTGTCAGATACACCGGAGAATCCCGGAATGGTTTTAATATAACTCAAAAGAAAAGGGGGCACAAGGCCCCCTTTGTCTATCAGGTCGTACCGGGGGAACCAAAAGCTCCCAATGGATCAGACCAGCCGAATGAATAACGCTCCCGAGCCTTGTAACGTACGTTACCAGTATCGAAGTCGCCGTCCATCTTGTTCTCCAGAGGCATACGCTCAAAATGCTTCAAGCCGTTGGGAACGTCGGTCATCAAGAACCAGCCGTTGCTGTCTGTCAAGAAGTGATTGACAGTGTAGCCTTCTGGGATTGAACCGTTGTTCTTCA